TATTCTTAAGATCTGTTTGTACGCCAGCTAATTCAATTTGCCATTTAGCAAATGTACTTGCAGTTGTATCTGTAGAATTAAGTATGGATTCTAGTTCTGGGTGCGTCTTTTTTAAACTATCTACTTGTTCTTGTGTAAGTTTAGTGTTGGCACCTTGTTTAGAATTAATATCATCCATTGTCATTGAATATGCTTTTGCTGCATCAATAACTTTGCCCATCGCATCTTTAGTTCCAACAAGTTTTTGCATTTGTGAATCAATTGCAGCGGTTGAATTTGAAAGAGCATTTCCTAAATCCGCACCTTTAAAAGTTGTTTCTGTTGTTGCTGCTAAATTTTTATTTGTAGTCTTATATCCCTGAGCATCATACATTTGTATTTCGCCCATTTTTTTATTTAAGTTTTCAATTACTGCCGTTGTTGCAGATGCTGAATCTGTTACCTTTATAAATCCTTTTGCTGAAATTGCATTAAATGCCATATCGGCATTCTTAGAAGCTTTAATCATTGCAAATATTTTATTAGTGGCGTCTTCTGCTGACATTCCAGATGAAACAAATTGTGCTTTAAGATTTGCAGCCATATCGTTTACCATTTTTTGTTTATCTTCATGTGATGTGCTTCCACGACCAACATCAGAAAATGCTCCTACTAATTCTGTTTGATTTTTTTTAGCATCTGCGATTGCTGCTTTTAATTTACCAACAGATAAAGTTAATCCTTTAACTTGTCCGCCATCTTGCATTGCTGCAAATGCTGCTTTACCCTTAGCTCTTTGTAATTCTAATTGTGCATTTACATCTTTAATGCTTGAAGAAAGATCATGATATTTAATTCCAGCTTGCTGGGCACCTTTAGCCGTCATTCCATTAGTTAAAGTAACTTGTTTTGCATCTTGTGCACGTTCTTTTCTAAACCATTTAAATAATTGAATGGCAGCTGTTGCTGCTGCAATTACAGCAAGCAATATAATTAATGGTGATTCAGCCATTGCAGTTTTCATGGCAGCGCCAAATCCCTTTGCCATAACAGTTGCAATTCCTTCCATAACTGTTACACCTGTAAACGCAGCTTTTACTCCCTTTAATGATGTTGCAATTTTTGTAATCCCAATAGATGCTGCTATTCCATTTGTTTTTACTTTTAATAAAGCATTTTCAATTCCGCCTAACAATCCCATTTGCATAGCAAGTCCAGTGCCCATGGCAGCCATACCAAGTACGCCTCCAAGAGTTCCTGCCCCCATCATCAGACCCATTCCCAAGGCGCCACCAGAGTTGGTTAACTTCCCGCCACCAATATTAAATCTATTATTTTTTGTATTAGATTTTACTGTTTGCCAAAATCCCATACCCTGTTGTTGTTGTGTCATTGCGCCATTTGGCAAACTGGTTGGCATAGCTGATCTAATTGCAGCCTGTCTAATTCTTTGTAGCGATTCGCTTAAATTAGATGCATATGTTTTTATTCCAGCACTAACTTCGGTTATTGTCGTACCTACAGTTTGTTTAAAATTATTAAACCCATTAGATAAATTTTTACCAGCTTTAGTTAAAGTCATATCTGTTTTAAGTGCTGCGTTAAATGCAGTTTGTTTAATTTTTTCTGGCATTGCTTTTATAGCAGCATTTAATTGAATTGGTGCAACTTTAATTCCAGCAGTTGCCATAAGTATAGCTGTATCTAAAGAGTTAAGCATTGGTGCAAAAAGATTTCCTTTAAATTCAGGTATCTCTCCTGGACCATATACTTTTGTATTTGCTCCATTGTTTCCAACTTGATAAACTGGTCCACCTTTGGCAAAATGTTGCATATTGGCATTTGATATAATTGATCCAGAAGATTGTGGTGTAAATAATTCAGGACCTTTTTCTCCAACTAAATAAGATCCTCCACTCAATACTCCTCCGCCTTTTTCTCTTTGGCCATCTATAACTGCTTGTAGTTTTAACTTACCTTGACTTGCACCAACAACTCTAAATTTTCCACCCATGTAAACTTCGCTTTCATTTACATGAACTGGACCTGCTGGACCATGAAAAGTTAAATCGGGAAATATTTGTGAGGCTGGAACTGCATTTCTATTTTTAACAGTTGCTGTTAATTGTACTGGGCCGAATCCTTCGGCGGTATCTTTATTAGTGCTCCATGATGATCTGCGCATAATAAATTCTTTGCCAACAAGTTCATCCCATTTACCTTGTCTAATTAATTGACTAATTACTGGCGGTAACATTTCTGGAGTTCTGATGCCTCTATGCAATGTCCCAGTAAATTTAGTTCTAATTGTAGAAAGATATGCTTGCACTGCTGGGTCATCTATTGCAGAATAATCTCCCTGCATGTAATTAAATAATGCATTTTTTGCTCTAGACTCAATAGTGCCAATTTCAAATGCGGGAGCAGATGTCTGCTTCATATAATTTCCTGAACCAGAATAAATAACCTTTGGGGCAACATGTTGACTACGTGCTAATATTGCACCTCTATATTTTCCAATTTGAAGAGGGCCATGCAATGGGTCTGTATTTGCTAAATCTTGATAATAAGACGCTGGCATGGGAAATTTACCCATATTTTTTGTTGGACTATACGTGACTGGCATTTCTCCATTTGGATGCTGCGCAAATGTATTTCTTAAATCTTTCTGTAAACTTGGGCTAACTCCATTTTTAATCCATGATACAAATTCTTCTGGTGATATTCCACCCTTAAGAACTCTTCCATAAATTTGTGGATTCTTTGCCATGAATGCATTACTATTCATTATTCCATAATAATTTTTATTGCTCTTTACTTTACCACCCATGGCTAGTTGAATTGCATTTTGTTGAATTGCATTTTGCCAATCTGAATTGGCTGCGTGATATGCGGAAGTATTTTTTAGCTTAGATCCTTTTAATTTTCCAATATTAATTATATTTCCGTTAGAATCTATTAATGATATATTTTTTAAACCATTGGTTCCTGGTCCCGCATTTCTATTCATTTCATTTAAAGTATGTGTATTAACTGCTGAAGTTTTTAATTTAAATTGATTCCATAAGTTTGCAAGCTCAGGATTAGTTGCAGCATGTTGTTGAATTATTGAAGAAGAAATTTCATGATATGGATTATTTGCATCAGTAATTGGAATACCTTTATTTTTCATTCCAAATAATTTTCTTATAAATGAAGATTGAATTTCTGATTTAATTTGTGAAGAAAGTAATGGATTAATTATTTTATTATTAGCAAGTGCATCAAGGAATAAAGAAGAAGATCCCAAAATGCTTCCTTGACCACCATTTAAATAATTTCTTATTAATTTATTAACATCTTGCCCTACAATACCTTCTCCTGCAAGCAATTTGTTTAAAGATGTAAACTCAGAACCTCTTTGTCCAAAAATTAAAGTTGCTGGTTTTGCAATTGCACCAGGTGTTATATTGCCAGCTTTACTAATAAGTTGACCAAGGGAGTTATATGATGAACCAGGTCTTATTGCAATTCCTAAAAGATTATTTATTTCTTCTACTGACCCGCGTAAAACTCCATTAGAAAAAGATGCGCCTCGTGAATAATTTAATACTCTATTTTTAGCATATCCAGTTTTAGCAAGTCTGAGCGCTTTCTGTGTTTCTAAAATTCTACTTAATGGAATAAATGCCATTCCATAATTATTTTTTCCAGAATGTACTTTTCCACCTAATGCATGTAATTGAATTCTAGATCCGCTATTTGCTGATTCAAGGGCTGGCATCATTTGCTTTGCTTGTTGTGGAGGGAAGTATGTTTCTCCTGGTGTCAATAATGCTGGAACTACCTTGCCACCAGACTCATAGCCATTTTTAGCAACATTTACTAATTGTGGATTATTTTGAGATGCTTTTTGATTTAATATAAATCCGCCTTCTTGCAATAGTGCTGGGGTGTTATCATATTTTATTGATGTATTTCCTGGAACTACGTTACCATCTTGAGATGGATTGTATACCCTGCCACCCGAATTAAGTCTGATTGGTTTAGTTGTTTCAACGCTGTATCCACCGCCAGAAGTTCTTACTCCTAAACTACCAGCGATTTTATCTATTAATGTTGCATTTGTAGATTTATGAAAAAGCTCTTTCATATTTGATTTTCCACCAGCGCCAACAACGGATTGTGTTGTAAGTGGAACTGTTGTTAAATTAATACTTCTTGCCATCCCAGAAGCAACTTGCGTTGCTGTTTCAGCCATCATGGCTTCTACTTGTGAATTAAGGGCAATTATTTGTGCTCGTGCCTGTGTTACGGTTACTTTACCAGCTTCTAATTCTGCTACAATTGCAGCCGACTCTTTTGCAGCAAGCGATGTTAAATTCATCATTTGTGGAAGCATAGCTTCATAGGCAGAAGAAAGCTCTGCAGTTATTGTTCCAGTTGCAGCAATTTCAGTTTTTAATGCAGTAATTTCAGCTTCTGATTGTGTAGCAATTGCTGCAGTCATTGCATGCCATTTTGCTGCTTCTTCTGCAACTATGCCAGTAGATACACCCTTAATAGATGTTAATCCTTGCACCGCTGGCAAGGGGTTATTCATATAAATCTGTGGGTTATTACCTATTCTTTTATTGACTGGGCCTGGGCCTGGTACTGTGGAGAATATTGTTTGTGCTGCTTGCTCCTGTGCTGTTTTTGAAGCAGTTGGTGCCATATGAACCATATCTCTTGAATATGCTGGTCCTATTAATGGATGATCTTTATTTGCTATACGTGCTGCAGTAAGATCGCTATTGCTTGAAATTACTGGTGTCCCCGCCATTGTTGTAACGCTATTACTTACAGCTTGCGTAGATTCTAATGCTTTTTGTTGTAGCTTTTCAAATGCTGCAGTTAAAGAATATACTGCTTCTGCAAATGTTGTTGTTGCTTTTGCATCACTATAAAATGAATTTTCTACTAACGTTCCAGCTTTTGCTGCTGCCATTAATTCTGGTGTTAAAAGCTTAAATCCTTCTCCACCTTTAAATAAAGATTTTAGATGGAATACACCTTTAATAATATACCCAAAGAAGTTACCTAGTACACCAGTTAACATAATAAGTGGTCCAGCTATTGCAGTAAACCCTCCAAGTAATGAAAGAATAGATTTAACTGGGCCTGGAAGTTTATCAAAAAACTTGACAATGCCATCAACTGTTTTTAATATAAATGTATTTATAGTTAAAAATGATTGTCCAATTCTTGCCATATCAGCTTGAACTGAAGCAAGCGCTCTTCTATATTTACCAGATGCAGATTCTGTTACTTGCGCTAATTCTCGGGCAGATATATTTGCAAGGTCTGTGGTACTTGCTTTCATAAGATCAAGAACTTGAAGTGTTTGTGATCCTTGTTTTCCAAGATTTGCAAACAATGCGTTCATTCTTGCAAATTGAAATTTACCAAATAATTGTTCAATTGCTTGTTGTTTTTTTAATGGATCAAGTTTTTCTAAGGCTGTTTGTAGTGCTGTTATTGTTCCAGTTAAATTACCAGCATTTGCCGTTACAATTCCTTTAAGATCAATACCAAATCCCTTAAACATTGTTACTGCTTTAGTAGTAGGATTAATTAATGATGCAAGTGCTGATTTTAATGCGTTAGCTCCTTGTGATGCATCAATACCTCCTTCTTTCATTGCAACAAGCATTAATGCCAAATCTTTTACGCTTCCGCCCATTGCTTGAATAACTGGTCCAGCTTTTGGAATTGCTTGAACTAAATCATTAAGAGTTGTTGAAGTTTGGTTTTCTACTGCGTTAAGGAAATCAATTGATTGAGTTAACTGCTCTGTCGATTGCTTAAATGTATTTTGAATAGCAAGAGTTGCTTTCATTGCATCTTGATGACTTACTTCTCCAAGAACCGCTAATCTTGTTGTTTGAATTGTAGATTGTAGTAAATTATTTCCTTGTTTACCAGTTGCTGCTATATCTGCTGCTAGTGAGATTGTATCTGTGTACGCAACTCCATATGCAGATGCCATTTCTTTTGCAGTCGCTGCCACGTCTTGTCTTACTTTTAATAATTCTGATGCAGAGGTTGCTGCTAATCCGCCATAAACTTTTGTTAATCTTACAAGTTCTGTATCTGCATTCATGAATGCTTTAGATGCAGCCATTCCAAATGCTGCCAGTGGAACAGTTAATCCAACAGTAAGCTGTCTACCAGCCCATTGTGTGTTTTTACCCCAGTTAATTAATTGATTAGCACCATCTTGCATAACCTTATTCATAATCTTAGCTTCTTGTGAAGCTAAAGCCATTTTATTTTTAGTTACATCTAGCCCTTGTGCAACCATAACATTATATTGCATTAAACCTTGAGCATTTTTACCCAAAGGTTGCATAATTGCTTGTTGCATTCTAACTTGCTGGTTTGCAAGATCTTGAATTAATGTGCTAGTTTTTTTAGCATGGCCTTGCCATGTTTGATAATATTGACTTAATGAAAGCTGTCCCTTTGCAAGGCTTTGTCCAAATTTTTGAACATCACCTTGTAAAGTAACAAAATGTGTAGAAAATTGTCCAGTCGAACGCATCGTTTCTGCAAACGACCTATTCATTACAGAAACTTGATTACTTAAATTTTTATTTAAACCAATTGTTGTTTCTTGTAATTTTGTAAGGCTAGCAGTTACCGCATCAAGTTGAGCTGTTAACGCCGTGAAGTTAGCAGTTGCGGTAATGTTAGTATTAATATTTTGCTCAGACAATGCTTTACTCCTTGGAGTATCCTAAACCTGCTCCTATACCAAAGCCAGCATCTGCTGCCATTGAGCCTTGTAATGAAACAACATCATCTGATGATGCTTCTATTCCTAAAGCTCTTGCTTTGATTTCATCAAAGGTCGGACCTGTTTTTTCTTCGTTATCTTCTAGCTCTACCCCCTGCATTGCTGCAAGGAATTTTCTTTCTATATGTTCCGCCTTTTGTTTTGATTTAAGAGTTTGTATTAACTCTGGCATCGAAAGACTATCTTCTATTTCTTCGTAATTTTTCCAATTACCTAAAAGAAATAACTCCCCTTCTAATGCAGCAAGATCTAGTTCTGACCAGCTAGAACCGCTGCTGCTAACAAATTTGGATCGTCCATCTTAATGCCACCACAAATTTCTAGAATTCTATTAATTGTTGGTACATCTAAGGCATCTTCAAGAGCATCTCTATCTGCAACTAATTCTGGAAGTTGCTTTTCTAGTGCTACTGCACATGCTTCAATTAAAATCGAAAGGGTTTCATCTTCTGTTGTTACGTTAACTGTCTTTTGAATAGCTACCATAAACTTACGAAGCTCTTTAATTGTTAAAGGCTTAAGCTTAACGGTTGCACCATTTTGTAATGTAATTTCTTCTACGTCGTATACTGTAGTTGCCAATTTAATCCTCCTAGGATCTAGTCTTAATTATTGTATCATATACAATTTATTATCACAAGCAAAAAGCCCCCGATTTCTCGGGGGCAATTTGAATTTAATATTAAATTAAATTATGCTGATAGGACACGGTCAACAATTACACCGTATTCCTTACCTGCGTAAGCTGCGTCTGGAAGAAGACGGAAAGTTACTGGGAATACAGTAGCTGCGTTACGAGCTAATGTAAACTGTGATTGCTGTACAGAAAGTACACGACGTGCATAATATACACGCTCTGACTTCTGATTAGCTCCAGCTGAGTTTACTGTTGGTGCGTTACCAACAGCAATTAATTGACGCTCTGTTGGCTGTAAGCCAAGAGCACCTGCTGCAAGTCCAAGTTCTCCAGAGTTAAGTGTTTCTCCACCCTGTCCGAATACTGCAAGGACATTCTCAAGAGTTGCCTCTGCGAATTCTGTTGCAAGCATAACTTCCATTGATTCCTTGAACAGCTTAGCTGTATCAAGAAGCTGATCTACTGTTACTGAACCATATGTTGGGTTATAAGTAATTTGCAAACCATTATTTGTGTAACCAACATTTCGGTACGCTGCATTCATTGCTGAATTTGAAAGCGCTCCTGCTGTTGATGATGATAATACTGATGCACCTGGGGTTACATTTGAACCTTCAGGTAGTACTGCTGCGTATGATACGTCTGTTGAATCCTTTTTTGAAAGGAATAATGGTGACGCACCAACGATAATATTTCTAGCATCTAATGCCATTTGTTTCTACCTCCTGTATGAAAATTGTACAATTTTGCTGGCTAGGCGTTTCCTCTTAATCTAATTTTAGAGTATAATACCCCAAAAAGCAAACTAATTAAATCGACCTGCTGGGTCAGTTATTCTAGAATATTTGACCTCAATTACTATATCTGCTGATAAAAAACCCTGTAGTTCCATAGATGGGGCCGTTGGGGATATATCTAAAATTAAAATATTATGGTATTTAAATTTACTAGATGGCATTGCCAAATTCATATCTTTAGCAGAATCATCCATTCTTCTAAATACATCAATTATTAAATTTCTAATTTCAGTTATATCATCTATATCAATTGCATATATAGTAAACATTATTTTTTCATCGCATATTGTCCATAAATTATTATAGGAAGACCCTATCTTATCAAACACTATATGCTTTTTCCCGCTTAAAAATTGATTTAGTTCTGGCTGTTGCTGTACTGGCAATATTGGAATTAATTCCTGTCCAATATTATCGCTGTAGTATTCTGAGGGTTCAAAAATATTTTTATCTACTAATTCATTCCATAAATGTTTTCTTATTTCATACATTGCGTCAAGTTTATAGTCTGTCATTATAGTACCCCTCCAAATGATGATGTTAATGCTGCATCTGCTTCTGATCTTATTCTACCAGGAGAAAATGAATATTGTATTTTTTTAATGCTAAGTGGTACGGACAAAGCCTTGCTTATTTTTGAATTAAATATTTGTTGAAATCCTGATGCTTTTATAGAAGCATTTACCATTTGTCCACCAAAAAATTTACCATACGCTAATTCAAATTGATGCGATGCTTTTGATCCTCCTGGATTTTTAACAATAAGCGATGCGCCTTTAGGCATAAAAACTGTTTGTCCATCAATTTCAAAAACTAATCTATTATTTCCTTTTGGTGCAATAATGACTGGTTTTCCAGATTCCATAACTGCTGCCTTATCAACAAAATAATATTTTTTCTTTTGTTTTGAATTGGTAATTGGTACAGGAGTTTTAGATGGTAAAAATACATAACCAACTTTAAATGCTAAGCCACTTGCAGACATATGTCTTAATTCAAATAGCCTAGCTCCTGGGACTCCGACTTTACCCCATTCATAAATATGATGTAATGACTTAGGCTTGACTCTTGCAGAAGCATCAATATATTCAGCAAAATCTTTGTTAATTTGATTAAAAATTGTTGTTTTAAATAATTCTTGAAATGCTGCATTTTGTTGTAATTTTGCTAAAACATTTGCTTGATAATATAAATACGCAGATATTTGCGCAACACTGCTATCTTTAATCGGTCCAATTGGACTAGATTGCATTAATTTTTCCAAACCGCTTGAGGCTTGTATGAGGGCTACGTTAGATTCCAATTGTTTGATTCTCTGATCTTTTAATTGTTGAGTCATACCCAAGTATTGAGCCAAATGGATCTGTTATGGGTACAGTTCCAGTAACTTCAAATACTGTAGGTGTATTGCTGGGGTAGTTTAATTCTTCATAGATTGTTTCGCCAGACCCATTAGATATATTTGTAACTTTTTCTCTTAATGTTAATTTACGTATTGTTCTTACTTCTAAAAATTGTTGATAGCCATATTTTTGTCCAAAAGTTTCTTTGTCTCCACCCCTTGCTGTTGCAGAATTACTAATAATTCCTTTAACATAACATGGTATTGTTTCGCTGTAATTCCAGTCTTTTTTAATTGCACCAGTATTTTGATCCTGAATATCATATTGTTTATAAATATCCATTTTCATAACAAGCATTCCTGAAACTAAGTCATTCATTTAAATCACCTGCATTTGATTAAGAACATATGGAGATAGAAGCTGGTCTGCGTATAAATTGCCAGTTCCTATAGATGCCTGGCCACTGTACTCGAATTGCCAGTCAAATGTTGATATGCTTTTAATATATTTATTTCTCCAATTATCTTTGTTAAAATAATCTTTCATTAATTCAATGCATGCTAATTCAACTTCGTCTGGGACTACGCCCCAACCAAATTTACCTTGAACTCTATAAACTGTATCTCTTGTAAAAGCACCACTAGTTAAATCATTAATTGTTGGTGGAACCATACCATTAGCAGTATAAACTGTATTATCCAACATACTAGCCCTATTGACCCTAATACCAAATTGTGAGTCTGAAATCTGAACATTATAATTCCAATTATTAATTCCATGTATAGTATCAATTAAAAGAATATCATTTGCATATAATTCATGTAACTCAACTATTCTAAATGGTAGCGGTAATACTTCTGTACCCGCTCCATAAATAGTAAATAATTGATCTGCTAAATAAAATCTTTGCAAAGTATAATTTTCAATTTGTTTTCTTGCATATCTTTCTGCTTCAGCTAATTCAAAATATGTTTTATAGTTTGGATCAGATGGATCTACTCCTAAATTCAAAACATCCATTGCTTGAGTAATATCAGTATATGGGGGAACAACAAAAACAGGATGGACTTTTGTCATCTCTTCACTATTTACTTCATATATCCATTTAAACTTTAATGATCTTGGATATGCTGTTTCCGAATAGGGAAGAAAAACTTGATAGACACCAGTATCTATATCAGTTTTTTCTGTATCTAATGTTAAAATTAATTTATCTGGTGTTAACTCTGGAATAAGGGCTGGATCGTCTGTAACATCATAAACTTCAACTATTGGGTTTTGATCTGCATCTGCAATTTCACCCCTGTAAAATACTTTATGTTTTACTGGTGCGTTACTGTTAACATATATTTCAGCCATTATTTAATTCGTTTAGCTATAAAAGTCCTGAACTTCTTTTGGTGTCGCTAAACGAAAACCCTCCTCTGAGTCAAATATTTTTTGAGCGTCTTCTTCTGACATTGCAACAAATGGATGCTCTTTGGTAAATGTCTGTCCCATAATATCGTATCTAAAGTTATCTCTAGTCATACGAACAAGAACTGTGTCTTCTGGAACTGAGCTGATATCAAATTTTGTTGGAAGAATTTCAATTTCTTCTGTGGCATCTTCGATGTCTTTTAATGTCTTTTCATATATGGAGTAAGTTACTCCTTCTTCTGCTAATGCTGCAATTATATCTTTTTTATTTTTTAAGCTGTCTGTATCTACTGCAAAGTCTTCTGCAATTTTTTTTAGCTCAGCTACTTTTAATGTGTCAAATGACATATTAATATCTCCTTGTCTAGATTTAACAATTATATCATTGTTAAATTAAAATGAAAAGCCCCCATAAATTAATATGGGGGACTTTTCCAGCTAGTCAAATTCTTATTATATTAGGAAGCGACCTTAACGTTTTTAACAACTACCCAAGCATCTGCTTGCTCAATTTGGACGCCAACACGAGTATACA